ATCAGTACCCTTTATTTGATTCAGCAGTTGAAGCTCTAACAACTGCTTTGTACTATGATAGAACGTTACAAAATGGTATGCCCAAGGCAGTTACTATCATGGTGACTCACTTGCAAGCACGTTTAGGAGGTGTTTAATGGCTAAATTAGCACTATTTAACCCTTCTGATATGAACTTAAAGGTGGATTTTACCACGATTAAAACGGTAACTAGTCCAGTAAACGGCTCACAGGTTAAGAAACCAGTAGTATTATTTACCAAACATGGTGCATTTAAGACACGTTCACTCAATCAACAGTATCAAGTAGAAGGCACAAGCCTATCAGATACCTTAGTAATCGGTGTTAGACACGACCCAAAAATATTTAAAACATTAGGGGTTACAGTAAAAGGCATTAATTACACGATTGAAGATATTAGCCCAGATGAAACTAATCATTATATAGCATTTGATTTGCTTACAGTAAAGAAGGTGACTAAATGAATGATGAAGATGACGTACTAGGACTAAATGAGTGGCTAAATGAGGCTAATAAACTAGTCGATTTAACTATCGAAGAACGTGAAGAGATAAACCAAGCAGGCAGTGAGATACTACAGGAAGCAATATCAAAAGCTACTAAGGATAAAAAGCATTACTCTAATAGACATGTATCTAAAAAGGATATAAAACACTTAGCTGATTCAGTTATAACAGGTAATTTAGAGGGTGATAAACCTAGTGGCAATGTTTCGGTTGGTTATTCCGTAAAAGATGCCAATCATGCACGTATTGCACGCCTTTTAAACGATGGCACAAAGAAGCTACAAGGTGATTCATTCTACGATGAAGCCGTGGAGCATTCAGAGGATGCAGTGGAACAGTCTAAGGTTAAAAAGTACAACGAAATTATGGATAGAAAAGGAGCAGGCAAATGACAATTATAGTACAGGCTGTAGAACTTCTTAATTCCATAACAAGTGATTGGGTAGATAACATTTATCCTAATGCTATCCCAGAAGAGGCACAGGAAAAAACAGATGAAACAATCATCTTAGTACGTCCTGCATTTGATACCTTAGGTGACTACTCATCAGACACTTTTAACACTATAACAAGATATTTATCCATTCAGATATTCTACAAGTTAGGTAATGAAATAGATTATGACTTGAAAGAAGTACAGCTTTACAAGGCTCTAGAAGCTAAAGGTTTTAGAGTTGATGACATTAAAGGGCGTTTGACAGATATTGATACAGGTCAAGATTATCAAACATTTACAGTAACAAATAATAAAACAGTTTAAGGATTACTTCTTTCATAAGAGGTAGTCCTTTTTACATACACAATCGAAAGGTAAATAATTAAACATGAGTTTAGGAATTAAAAACGTAAAGATGGCACTTGTTGATAAGCAAGGAAATGTTAAAACAGGAGTCGATGGTATCTTTGGAGATGCCTCAGATGCTTTAGGAGTATTTACAGCGGACCAAGATACAGCCTTTGGTGTAGCCTCAGTAGCATTTGCTAACTTGTCAGGTTCACAAACAGGTATCTACGGTTCAGATAAGTTGGTTTACACAGCTTCTGGAAAAGGAGCACCTACTGGTACAGTAACCGTTAACCAATTGCCTAATGAAATTAAGCAGGCTGTATTAGGACACAAAGCAGATGGCAAGGGCGGATTTACTATCAGTGGTAAGGCTGATTCAAACAACCGTGTAGCTTTGTTAGTAGAATCACGTGAATCATTCAATGATGATGCACCTATCTATGTATCATTGTATAGCTCAGTTGTTTCAGAAGCATCATTAACAATGACTTCTAACAACGCATCAGAAAACCGTTCAACAGATGCATTGCTATTCACTGCTATCGAACGTGGTGATGATGGCTTTGGTAAGTTCTACTTTGCTGAGTCAGAAGGCTTCGATGAAAAGTCAATGAACGATGATGTGTTCAAGGCATCTGCAACGTCAGGTGCTCAAGGTTAAACAAAAACAAATAGCGTTGAGCTAGACACTTCTAATACGGAGTGTTTTTATTATGTTCCCAATAAGGGGCGCCAATTAAAAAATACAAAATACAAAGGATAAAAAACAATGTCAGTAAAAATTAATGTCTTAAACGAACTAGGAATCAAGAAGAGCTTTGACGTAAAGGAATCAAATAAAAATATTCGTAAAACTTGGGAACTACAAAAACTTATGACTAAGTTATCAATCGACCAAGAGGAAGCTAACACAGAAGACCCAGAAAAGGCAGAAGAGTTAATCGACATGATGCTAGATGTGCAAGCAAATGTTATGGATTACGTAGTTAATATCCTTGGTTTGACAGAAACACAAGCAGATAAAGTCGATGATTTGAGCTTTGATGAAACAGTTCAACTAGCTACACGCATTAGTGCTGAATTATTACACATCGAAACAGTAGAAGCAACAGATGAAGAAACGGGTTTAGAAGCCTAAAAGAACGTTATAAGAGCTTAGACAAAGCAATTCAAGACTTTGATTTTAATGAGCAGAACGTGCTAACCAACCTTCACATAATGCCCAGCCAGTTTGAGGAAGAAGACTTCTACCGTTTGAATGAGGTTCTAAGCGCACAGGCAGAAGAGGACAGAGTACAAGATGGTGCTGATTTCCTTGCTCAGATGGGTATTACAAAAGATGGTGCCAGCAAAGGCATCTAAAAACATATAGGGAGGTAACACATGGCAAATAAAGTAGCTAGAACGATGGCTACAGAGCTATCACTTGGAGTTGATAGTGCTAAGAGTTCATTAAAAGAGCTTACATCTGCTGTTAAAGCTTCTAGTGACGAAGCTAAAATACTTGAAGCACAGTATAAAAGTGCTGGTGATTCTATAGGGGCTTCCAAGGCAAAATACGAAGGGCTTTCTTCCACAGTAGAAGCACAAAAGACTAAGGTAGAAGCTTTAAGGCAGGCTTTAGAAACAAATAACACAGAGACTGAAAAAGGTAAGCAACAACAGGCGTACCTAACTACTGAATTAGGTAAAGCTGAGACACAATTAAACTCATATCAAGGTAAGTTAGAGCGTGCTACCCAATCTTACAAGTATCAAGAGTCTGGTTTAGCTGAATTAAATAAAGAGTTAAAACACTCTAATGATATGACAGATGCCAGGGTAGCTAAGTTAGAGGCAGAGGGTAAACAAGAGGAAGCTTCTAAGGTTAAATTAGAGGGATTAAAGACAGCTCAAGAAAACTACTCAAAGCAACTCAAGATTCAGCAAAATGAGCTATCTGATTTAGAAACAAAAACAGATAAGTCTAGTGATGCTTATAAGAGGCAAGCACTACGTGTTGAGCAAACGTCTGCTAAGTTATCAGGAGCTACAAGAGACGTTAAAGAGTTTGCAAACTCAGGCTCTCAAGTTGAGGAATCCACAGGTCATATATCCAAGTTTAAGGACAAGGTAGGTGAACTTGGTGGTGCCTTTGCTCCTGCAGTTGCTGGGGTAACCGCTCTTGTAACTGGGTCAGTAGCTTTAGTTAATACTATTGCAGATAATGCTAATAAGGTATCAGGGTTACAGGCAAGAACAACGCTAAGCTTTTCAGAATCTAAGCAAGCTGTAAAAGATATTAATGAGCTTTATGCACAGGGGTACGGAGATTCTTTAGATGAGCTACAAGAAACATACCAGTTAGTTCAACAGCTTAACCAGAATGATTCCCCAGGTCAATTAATAGAAAAGACTAAGTTGGCCTCAACGTATGCACAACAGTCTGGTGCTGATATTACAGAAGTCTTAAATGGTGCTAGTGGTGCCACAAAGAACTTAGGTATCAGTTATAAAGATTACTTTGATTTGATGTCTACAGCCTCTAAAAAGGGATTAGATGCACAAGGTAGTTTATCAGATGAAATGTCAGAATATTCCCAAGTCTTAGGACAAATGGGATTTAAAGCAAGTGATGTCTTTGGGTTACTAGAAAATGGTATGAAATCAGGTGCTTATAACACTGATAAACTGTTAGACTTCACTAAAGAATTTTCCATATCCTTAAACGATGGACGTATGGATGAGTCCATAGGTAACTTTAGTAAGAAAACTCAGGACATGTTTGACGGTTACAAAAAAGGTAAAGTAACTAGTGCTGACATGCTAAAGGCAGTTACTGGCGACTTAGCTGGAATGACTGACAAGCAAAAAGAAGCTAGTGTAGCTTCTAACTTGTGGAGTGCACTAGGTGAAGATAACGCTTTAAAGGTTGTTGAATCAGTTGGTAAGGCTAATAGTTCCTTTGCTGATGTAGGTGGTACAGCCAAAAAGACAGCAGACCAATTAAAGGATTCTAACCCTTTTGACCTTGCTAAAAGAAGTGCAGAGGCTTTTACTGGTAGTCTTACAATCAATAAAGACCAAGCAAAAGATTTAAAAAAGGCTTTTGAGCCTCTAAGTAAAGCATTAAAAGACCTATTCAAGTCTATAATGAAAAACTTACCAGACATAGCCAAGAACTTAACACCAATTATAGAGTTTGCCTCTAAGCATCTACCTGAGATGATTACCCTAATGGGTATATTAGGTGGTTTATGGGCTACTTAAAAGGTTGTTGAGTATGGTAAAGCCTTAACAGGTTTGTTTTCTTGATTATCAGGATTGATTATCAAGCGTATGGTAAAAGG